ACAAGCAAAACACTATTGAAGGCGCAGCTCCACAAGTTTCAGTAGCTACTTAATAAAAAAGCTACATCGTTGAATAAATTCAATTCACATTACAGGCTCTCTTGCGCTCTACTCAAATGTAGTGTATAGTTTTATCACTATACAATTAATTAGAACGTAAACGAGTATAGTCGACGGCCTAGAGATTACGTTCGGAAACTAGGAGGATATAATTATGGCAAATACTACATTTTCGGGACCGGTCCGATCGGAAGCGGGATTCCAACATGTAACAAAAAATACAACAACAGGTGCGTTTTCAGTTAATCATTTAAACGTTAAATTTGATTTTGTTGGCATGACTCATGCTGCAGTTTCTGCAGGTTCAGGGGTTTCTTTACCAGCAGATCAAGTTAGCACAGTAAACTTCACAGGAGCAGCAGCTTGTTCTATGAATTTACCAGCAGCTACAGTAGGAACAAGAGTAGCTTACGTTCAAAGAGTAGATACAACTGGAGGAACTAACACATTAACTATCAATGCAGATGGAACAGATGCATGGGTTACAGGTAGTTTAATTGAAACTAGAGCAGCTGATAATGTATCTTACGATACATCAACAGCAGGCGAAGGTCAGTTAGTTTTTACTGCAGCTAACGCAACTACAAACTTTTTTACAATAGGAAGTATTTTATACTTTTCTTGCACAACAAAAGGTTTGTGGCATGTAGGTCTTGACTCAGCTAAAGATCCTTTAGCAGTTAAAGGCGCGTTTGCTTGGGCAGCGTAATAAATAATTAATGTGGGGCTTCGGCCCCACGTTTAATTTTAAGGAGAAACAAATATGAGTTCAGATCAAAAGTTTAGTACATTAACAGCAGATGGAAGTTTTAAAACTATTACTGGTGGTTCTACTAATTTAGGAGCTTGTAGAGTTACATACATACAAGCAAATGGTGTAGCCTCTTCAGTTGTAAAATTACATGATGGAACAGGAACAGGTGGTTCTTTACAATTTCAAGCTAAGTTTGGAACAGAAGGTTTAGATATTTATGTTCCAGGAAATGGTATTAGATTTGATACAGGAGTATACCTAGATTTAGATCAAACAGATTCTGTTACTATTGGTTACACTGGCTAGGAGTATAAATGGCTAACACTACTTCAGGAACAGCAACGTTCGACAAAACATTTGCTATTGATGAAATAATAGAAGATGCTTTTGAACGTATTGGATTAAATTCTGTAGCAGGTTATCAACTTAAGTCTGCAAGACGATCTCTTAATATCTTATTTCAAGAATGGGGTAATAGAGGTATTCACTATTGGGAAATAGATGAACTTGATTTAGATTTAATTGAAGGGCAAGCAGAGTATGATTTTTTTAGATCAAGTGGTGATGGCACAAGTGCTACATCAAATCCAAATGGTATATATGGAATATCTGATGTTCTCGAAGCACAACTAAGAAGTAATAGAACACAAATAACTCAATCAGATAGTCCAATGACAAAAGTTGATAGATCAACTTATGCAGGATTCTCAAATAAATTATCAAAAGGTACACCTAATCAATATTGGGTAGAAAGATTTATTGATAAAGTCAGAGTTCATATTTATCCGACACCAGATTCAACAAATGCATCTAAAGATATGCATTTTTATTATATAAAAAAAATTCAAGATGTGGGTGACTATACAAACGCAACAGATGTTCCATTTAGATTTGTGCCTTGTATGACAGCTGGATTATCATTTTATTTAGCACAAAAATATCAACCACAACTTACACAACAAATGAAACTGTATTATGAAGATGAATTAGCTAGAGCATTAGCGGAAGATGGTTCAGCTTCTAGTACATATATTACACCAAAAGCATACTACCCAGGAGCATAATGGCAAAATACGCAACAGGTAAATACGCAAGAGCAATATCAGATAGATCTGGTATGGAGTTTCCATATAAAGAAATGGTTAGAGAATGGAATGGATCATTTGTACATGTGTCTGAGTTTGAACCTAAACAACCACAATTAGAACCAAAACCTATGAATGGTGATTCTATATCTTTGCGTAATGTTAGACCTGATAGAACAGAAACAGCTGTTCCTAGTATTTTACCTTTAGATGCTTTTACAACAACTTCAGGATCAACTACAATATCTGTAAATGAACCAGATCATGGTAGATCAACTTCAGATACGGTTAGATTTAGAGATGCATTAAACGTTGGTGGAGTTGCTGCAGATACAATAAATAATTCAAGTGGATATACAATAACTAAGGTAGATGATAATAATTATACCTTTGCAACTAGCACAACATCTAGTATAAGTGAATCAGGAGGAGGCGGAGCTGCATCAGCAGGACCCGTAACAGTAAGCGCATGATAAATAAAATTTGGAGTTGGATAAAAAATATATTTGTACCAGAAAAACAAGATCCACATCTTACTTTATATGAAGAGGTAAAACCAACTCATTGTAAGGGTCATAGAAGATATAGAAACAATTGCGAAGATTGTAGGAAGATAGTAGCATAATGTCAGGATTAAGTGCATCAGGATTAATAACACAAATAAGAAGTTATACAGAAACGGATGCAAATGTTTTAACAGATGCCGTTGTAGAAAATATTATTTTAAATGCTCAATATAGAATAATGAGAGATATTCCTATTGATGCGGATAGAAAACAACAAACAATTAATTTAGTTGCAGGTCAAGAATCTATCAATGCTCCTGCAGGATGTTTGTTTATTAGAGCAATTCAAGTATATGATTCTAATTCAGTTATAACTGGTGCAAATATTTTTTTAGAAAAAAAAGATATGTCTTACCTTCAAGAATATCAAGATATAACAGGGACAGCTGCAGCGCAAGGTAAACCAAAGTATTATGCTTCTTTTGGAGGTGCAACTGGAAATACAGATACAACATCAGGTAGGATATTTTTAGCTCCTACACCTAATACTAATTATTTAGCTAGAATACATTTTAACAAAATGCCGGGTCTTTTAGAAGGTAATAATACTAATTATATTAGTCTTAACTTTCCAAATGGTCTTTTATATTGCTGTTTATCTGAAGCATATGGCTTTTTAAAAGGTCCAATAGATATGTTGACACTTTACGAAAATAAATATAAACAAGAAGTACAGAAGTTTGCTGCAGAGCAAATTGGTAGAAGACGAAGAGATGACTACACTGATGGCGCTGTTCGTATTCCAATAACTTCAGCAAACCCATAGGAGATAAATTATGGCAATAACATCGGCAATATGTTCAAGTTTTAAACAAGAGCTTTTACAAGGTAAACACAGCTTTGCTTCATCAGGTGGGCATACATTTAAACTTGCCTTATTTGATAGCTCTGCATCTTTAGGTGCAGCTACAACTGATTATTCAACATCAGAAGAAATTACAAACACATCAGGAACTGCATATACTGCAGGAGGCGCAACTCTTACAAGATCGGGAGTTGGATTAACTGGCACAACAGCTTTCACAGACTTTGGTGATGTAACATATACATCAGCGTCTTTCACAGCAAACGGTGCAATGATTTATAATACTACAACAGCTGGTGGGTCAGGGACAACTGATGCCGTTGCAATCATAGCTTTTGGTGGAGATAAAACAGCAAGTAATGGAACTTTTAAAATAGAATTTCCTACAAACGACGCTACAGCCGCAATAATCAGATTAGCATAGGAGGTCGACCATGTCGACAACTTCAGGATGGGGCAGGTTCACCTGGGGCCAAGCTAATTGGAATGCTGACACAACTTTAAAAACTGGTTGGGGTGCACAAGCTTGGAATGGTTCAGGTGGCTGGGGAGATCTTTCTGATCAAACTGTTTCTGTTTCTTTAACAGGTATACAAATTACATCTAGCATTGGTTCAGTTGATGTACCAGATCAAGTAATAACACCTACAAGTTTTGAAATAACATCTTCACAAGGTGAAGCTTTTGTACCTGTAAATATAGACACTTCTTTATCAGCAACATTTTCAGTCGGTTCATTAACTGTAAACGATGTAACTTTTGGTCTACCTAGTTTTTCTTTAACAGCATCTTTAGGAGTTCCTGTAGTTGCTGACATGACAGTTGGATTAACTGGATTAGATATAACATTCTCTCAAGGAACTGCATTTGCTCCAAATGAAACTGTTATTGTTTCTGGTCAAGAAATAACTTTAACACAGGGAACAGCAATTGGTAGTTCTTCACAAGAAGCAGATTTAACAGGTATTGAAGCAACATTTAGTTTAGGTTCAGTAACTATACCAAATGATACAGTCCAAATAACTGGACTATCAATGACTTCAACATTAGGTTCTATTGTTGGATTAGGAGGAGCATTAGTTCAACCTACAGCACAAACTATAACAAGTAGCGTTGGTGTTTTAGATCCTAATGACATGACTTTAGGATTAACTGGTCAGTCATTTAACGCTAATGTTGGTTCTATTTCAATACCAGATATTACAGTAGGATTGACAGGACAATCAGCATCATTTAGTATTGGCGCTGTAAACATTTTTGCTTATGGAAATGTTGACCCTGGTCAAAATAACAGTTATAGTGACGTTTCAACAGGAACAAATAATAGTTATTCTGATGTTGCAACAGGGACAAATAACAGTTATACAGATGTAGCAGCTTAGGAGAATTTTTTATGGCATCAACATACACACCTTTAGGGGTAGAACTTCAAGCAACTGGGGAAAACGCAGGAACTTGGGGTAATAAAACTAATACAAACTTACAAATCATCGAACAAATATCTGGTGGTTATACAACTCAGGCTGTTTCCGATTCAGGGGATACAGATCTTACTGTATCTGATGGATCAACAGGAGCAACTCTTTCGCATAGAATTATAGAATTTACAGGTTCACTTACAGGAGCAAGAAATGTAACAATACCTTTAGATGTACAAAATTTTTACTTTTTAAAAAATTCAACATCTGGTTCACAAACTGTAACATTTAAATACGATACAGGTACAGGTACTTCTGCTGCAGTTTTAAATGGTAAGACTGTAATTGCATATGCAAAAGCAGATGATGGAACTAATCCAAATATTTCTACAATATCTTTAGCTAGTGATGTTGTTGATGATACTTCACCACAATTAGGTGGTAACTTAGATACTAATTCTTTCATGATAGACTTTGACGATGCTCACGGTATCAGAGATGAAAATGGAAATGAACAATTAATTTTTGAAACAACTGGCTCTGCAGTAAATCATATTGATGTTACAAATGCTGCGACAGGAGCTGGTGCACAGATTGGTGCAGTTGGAGACGACTCAAACCTTAATTTACGTTTAAGACCAAAAGGAACTGGTGTTATTGAAGCCATGGGTGCAACAAACCCAGGTTCAATTCAATTGAATTGTGAATCTAACTCCCACGGGATTAAACTTACATCACCCCCACATAGCTCTGGACAATCGTATGAACTTAAATTTCCTACTGGAAATGTTACAGCAGATAGATTTTTAAAAGTAGCAAGCATTACAGGTTCAGGTACAACAGCAGTTGGTCAATTATCTTTTGCTGAAGTATCTGGTGGTACTTCATGGCAAGCAGTAAAAACTTCTACATTTACAGCAGTAGCCGGTGAAGGTTATTTTATTAATACAACCGGTGGTGCAATAGAAATGGATTTACCTGCAGGTAATATTGGTGATGAAGTATCATTCATAGATTATGCAGGAACATTTGATACTAACGCATTAACAATCGATCAAAACGGTTCAGAAAAAATTGCAGGATCAACAGATCCTTTAACAGTATCAACA